AAATGAAGAAATTAAAGAAAAAATTAAACAAACAAATTTAGAAAAATATGGGGTTGAATTCTACATAAAAAGTGAAGATTATTTAACTAAATCAAAAGATTCAAATATAAATAAATATGGTGTAGATAATTATAAAAAATCAGAAGAAAGTAAAATAAATACTATAATAGGTCAACATCCTAATTATATTAAATATATAAATAATTATACTTCTATATTTAAATGTGATTTAAATAAAGATCATGAATTTGAAATTAATTGTGATAATTTCCATGGAAGATCAAAAACAAATTTACCACTTTGTACGATTTGTTATCCCATAGGGGATAACAAATCTATTAAAGAAAAGATTTTATTAGAATATATTAAATCAATTTATAATGGAGAAATTATTTCAGGATATCGTGATGGTATAGAAATAGATATATATTTACCTGATCTTAAATTAGGCATAGAATTTAATGGATTATACTGGCATTCTGAAAAATTCAAAGATTCAAATTATCATATTAATAAATTGAATTATTTTAAAGAACGTCAAATTGACATAAAATTTATTTATGAAGATGATTTTGATAATAATTTAAATATAATTAAATCTCAAATAAATAATTGGTTAGGAATTACTAAAACTAAAATATATGCTCGAAAATGCTTGGTGAAACAAATAGTAAATGTAGAAGAATATAGAAATTTTTTAAATCAAAATCATATACAAGGATTTGTTGTTTGTAATAAAGCATATGGTCTTTACCATAATGGAGTTTTAGTTAGTTTAATGTGTTTTGATAAAAAAGAAGGACGTTTAAATATGGAAGAATCAGGTTGGAATTTAAATAGATTTTGTAATTTATTAAACACTAATGTTGTAGGTGGGGCATCTAAATTATTAAATTACTTTATTAAAGAAAACAAACCTAAAAGGATTATTAGTTATGCTGATAAAGATTGGTCTAATGGAAATCTCTACTTTAAATTAGGTTTTAATCTTTTAAGAAAATCTAAACAAAATTTTACTAAAAATAAACTTCAAAAATTAGGTCATGATATATCTTTAACAGAATCTCAAATTATGGAAAATCTAGGCATCAACAAAATATATGACTGTGGTAAAATCAAATTTGAATTAATTTCTAAAAAATAAAAAATAAAAAATGGCAAAAACAAAAAAAGATTGGACAGGTAATATCCAAAGCGTATTTAAAACATTAGGTTCTTCAACACATACAGACGAAGAAAGAGAAACAAATGACTTTTATGCAACTGACCCTATAGCAGCTACTTTATTAATACAGAATTATCAATTAAATAATAATATATGGGAATGTTCAGCAGGTGAAGGACATCTATCAAAAGTATTTGAAGATAGCGGATTCAATGTAAAATCAACAGATTTAATTGATAGAGGGTATGGTGAAACAGGGATAGATTTCTTAGCTCAGACAGGAAAGTTTGATGGGGATATCGTCACAAATCCTCCTTATTCATTAGCTAATCAATTTGTATATAAAGCATTGGATTTAGTAAATGATGGAAGTAATGTATGTATGTTTCTAAAAGTGCTTTTCCTTGAGGGAAAAGCTCGTAAGAAATTATTTGAAGAGCATCCACCAAAAGTAATTTTTGTATCATCTTCAAGAATTACGTGTGCAAAAAATGCGGATTTTGGAGGAATGAAAAGAAGTGGAGGAAGTGCTGTAGCTTACGGTTGGTATTGTTGGGAAAAAGGATATAAAGGAGATACAATAGTAAAATGGATTAATTAATTTAATCCATTTAACAACTCGTCTAATACAATATCTCTGTATAGAGATGGAAATTCCTTTTTTATTTTTTCAATAGTTTCATTTTCCATCTCTATACATTTTTCAATTTCTTTTTGATTTTCAGAAGCTATATATATCATTTTATTTACATTTACATATTTAAGATAATCAATAAACCTGTATAAGATTATTCTATTAATAATATTGTTATAGCTATTTAATTCTAAATAACTTAGAATTTTTTCAGCTGTTAATTGTGTCATATTTATATTTTTATGAGTTAAGTATTTCTTCTAATACAAGATCTCTGAGTAAAGAAGGGAGATCATTTCCAATTTTATTAATAATTTGTCTTTCTATATCTCTACAATAGGCAGCTTGTTCAAATTTTTGCTGAGTAATATAAATTCTTTTATTTATACATGCTTCCTTAAACTCACATAAATGGTTATATAAAGACTCATATTTTATAGTTAATTTTTTCGATTCCATATACTCTATATGCTTTGTAGCTTGTTCTACTGTTATTTCCTTCATAAGTATTTTTTTAATTATATTTTGTTTTATGAAAAAAGATACTTATATTTGTAAAAATTAAAAGTTTTGAAAACAAAATATCCACGTTCTTATCATTTTCCATATTCACCTGGAGCAAAAAATGATGATAGAATTAATAATGATGTAAGCACATTATTGGGCCCTAATATAATTATCACTGAAAAAATGGATGGAAGTAATACTGCGTGCTCTAATATAGCAGTATTTGGTAGATCTCATGTTGAACCCACTAAAAACTCTTGGGATGTTAAAATGTGGGAATTACATTCTAGAATTAAATCAGATATAGAAGATGATATGTTTATCTTCGGAGAAAATATGTATGGAGTACATTCCATAGAATATTCTGAATTAACGTCTTATTTTTATATGTTTGGAATAAGACATAAAAATACTTGGTTAAGTTGGGATGATGTAGAAGAATATTCTTATTTATTAGACATACCAACTGTACCTGTTCTTTTTAAGGGTATGACAACTGTTGATAAAGTATTAGAAAAGTTAGTTATTGATTTAGCATCACAACCTTCTGCTTTAGGTGGATTAAGAGAAGGGGTGGTTGTTCGTTTAAGAAATAGTTTTCAAGATGAAGATTTTTCTAATAGTTTGTTAAAATATGTTAGAAAAGACCATGTACAAACATCTGATGCTCATTGGACAAGAGATTGGAAAAAAGCAAAAATTAAATATTAAAAATATAATATATACCTATATGAAAAACTTAAAATCATATAGGTATTTTTGTATTAATGAGAATGTAAAAATAATTACAACTCAAGATAATGAAGATAGCTATGTAATAGCATTACGTGATAAAAATAGTTTTGTAGGTAGTTGTTTTTTAGATATAAAAACAAATGCTTATTGGTATTTTGAAGATGATATAACTGAAGAAGAATACAATGAATTATTTCCTGAAGATATATTTTTACATATTGAAAATATCTATATTGATCAAAAATTTAGAGGAAAAGGATATGCTAAAAAATTACTAGAGTTATCTATTAATAAAGCAAAAGAATTAGGAATTAAAAGAATTTATTTAAACTGCTCACCTATAAATATTAAAAGAGATTTATCTCGTTTAATAAAACTATATGAATCATTTGGATTTAATGTTTTTTTACATCAAAGAAATAATGCTCTAATGATAAAAAATTTAGAATAAAAACATGAATTATTTAAAAAAATTAAAAGAATGGCTAATAGAAGAAGGTGTTGATTTTAAAGATAATATACATCCATTATATCATGCTACTTCTTCTTTAAGAAATATCTTAAAAGAAGATATTTTAAAAATATCTTCTTTTGTATCAAGAGGTCCTATAGGTATTTGTTTAACAAGATCCAAACTATATGGACTAGATGGAAATCTAGGAAATATATATAACTATAGAATAATTTTAGATAGAGATCTCTTATTAAAAGATGGTTATAGATCTTATCCATTAGATGAGTGGGCACTTAAAAAGAATCCAAAAAATAGAACGGAATGGGTAGAAAAAGATTCTATAAAAAGAAAAAATTTTAGCAAATCTAATTTTGATAAAATTACTAATGGACCAAGATATACACCAAATGGTGAAGGTATATTAAAAAATAAAAATCAAACTTCTACTTTAGAAGTTGAATTTGAAGAGAGAATTTTAAAAGATATAAAAAATCTACATAAGTATATTTATGGTATAAATATACTTTCATTAGAAAAAGATGAGTATAAAAAAGATATTATGGAATATATTCAAAAATATCCATATATAAAAATATATACTGGAAAATTTTTCTTAAAGGAAGTATCTAAAGATGATTATTATCACCTAAAAAATTTAGAGTAATTTGAAATTTTTTTCGTATATTTGATTTATTAAAAAAATAAGTCATGAAAAATTACAACTACAACATACATTCCTACTATTTACCTTCTTACGAAGAATGTAAAGATATGTGCGATGCTCATGGTGAGTTAGTATTTTACGAAGTAAAAACTCAAATAGATAATTTTCAAATATCAACTTTTAATTACCGGCTGGCAAATTTTAAGCATTTTGTAGAAGCATTAGAAGGAACCGATGTTAAAGGGCATGAAATGCGTGGTATAACCTTTGTATTTAATACAGATGGAACTTTATTTAAAAGATATATCTTATTAGATAAGTTTTTTAACGTGGACCAAACTCCATGTTCTATGTATTCTGTTGTTAAAAACTTTGAAGTAGCTAATGTTTACATCAAAGAGGATGGATCTGTAGTTAACTTCATAATGTTGCCTAATCTTAAAATTGTGGCTAAATCTAAAATGTCTTTTGTATCTGAACAAGCAAAAGAAGTACAAGATTTATTTGATGCTGACGTAGTTTTACAAAACTTTGTAAGAACTATGTTAGAAAAAGATATTATGCCTATATTTGAATTTGTTTCTCCAAGAAACCGTATTGTTTTACAATATGACAAAACAGAATTAATTTTATTACGTCTAAGATGTAATAAAACTGGTGAGTATTTGAAATTGGAAGATTTTAATACTACTGGTATAAAAACTGCTGTTTCTGTAGGTATAAAAACTTTAGATGAATTAATAGCATTAAAAGGTGAAATTAAAGATATAGAAGGTTGGATAGTTCAATTTACTAATGGTAAAATGGTTAAAGTAAAGGGAGAGCACTACTGTGCACTTCACGGAGTTTTGACTGAAGCATTAAATCGTGAAAACGATATAATAGCTCTTATATTGGATAATAAAATAGATGATGTTTTAGGTCAATTAGCAGAACAAGATTCTAGAAGAATAAATGTTAATCAAATAGTTGATATAGTAAATTTTGAAATGATCAAGTTGAAAAATGATACTAGCGACTTATTAAAGCATTTTAACGGAATAAAAAAAGATTTTGCGATAACTTATAACAAGAATAAAAATTTTCCACTAGCGATGTCTAAAATAAACGGAAAAGATTTGCTTAAGAATATAGAATTACAAATCAGAAAAGAAACTAATCATTTGTTAGAAGCTAGAACTTGGTTAGCAAAAAGAGGTTGGGTTAGATATTAGTTAACTAAAAATTATTTAATTGAGATAAAAGTTATATGATGAGTAGATAATTTTAATATATAGATTATGTTAAAAGCGGTTAAATTAAGGCTATATCCAAATAAAAAACAAGAAGTTTATATTAATATGCTTTTAGGTTCATGTAGATTTGTGTATAATAAGTGTCTTAATCTCAAAAAAACCGATTATGATGATTTAAAAATCAACCACAACTTATCAAGTTTAGGTAAATATTTTCATAATGATTTAACAAAAAATCCTGAATTTTCTTGGCTTCAAGAATATAATACTAAAGTATTAAAACAATCAATTATAGATATGTTAGATGCTTATTCAAGATTTTTTAAACAAGGTAATGGATTCCCAAAGTTTAAATCAAAAAAAGATAAATTATCTTGTAGATTTCCGATAGATACTATATCAAGAAAACAAAATTTTATTAAATCAAAGATAACCTTAACAAAACAATTAAAAGATCTAAAGTTTAAGACATCTAACAAATATATTAATTATTTGATTAAAAATCAATCAAATATAAGATCTGCTACCTTATCTAAAAATAAATCTAATGAGTTTTATTTAAGTATATTAATTGATGGTGACCTTCTAAAAGAATTAGATAAACCAAAAAATGATATAATAGGTATAGATTTAGGTATTAAAGATTTTGTAATAACTTCAAAAGGACAAAAATTTGAAAATATCAAGACAATTAGAAATAATCAAAAGAAATTAAGCAAACTTCAAAAACAACATTCAAGAAAAAAGAAAGGCGGTAAGAATAAAGAAAAAGCAAGAAAACGTTTGGCACGTTTTCATCAACGCTTAACAAATATCAAAGAGAATTATTTACATAAAGTAATAAATACATTATTAAACGAAAATCAAGTTATATGCATGGAAGACTTAAATGTAAAAGGAATGATGAAAAATCATAAATTGGCTCGTTCAATAAGTGAGTTAAACTTAGGAAGATTCGAAAAAATTCTTAAATATAAATCTATTTTATATGGACGTGATATTATAAATATAGATAGATTTTTTCCTTCAAGTAAAACATGTTCAGATTGTGGTTTTATTAAACATGAACTTAAATTGTCAGATCGTGAATGGACTTGTTCTGATTGTGGAATAATCCATGATAGAGATTTAAATGCTGCTATTAATATAGAACAAGAAGGTCTAAAAATATTAAAAATACCCATCCGTTATGGGGAATTAACTCCTTTGGAGAGCAGTCATAAGACACTCAATGAATTAGGAAGTAAATTAACTCACTTTTGAGTAGAATTTTACAAACGGTAAAAAATTAAAATTATGATATTAAAAAAACAACGTTCAAAATATACAATTCATATTGTTGAACAAGACGACTTACTCTATATAAATTATATGGAGAAAAATTGCACAACTCCGACCAAAAGGTCTATAATAATTAAAAAAGATTTAGATGATTGGTTGAGACATTTTTACGAAATTGGATGGGTAGAACAAAAAAAGGACGCTTAATAGCGTCCTTTTTTTTAATCAATAACATATTCAATTTTAATAATTCTATCTAACGATTGTATAATATTTCTAGTTTCTTCATCAGGTATTGTATATATTTTCTTATTTGAATAATAATCAAAGTAAGATCCTAATAATTCTTTTTTCACATCTTGTAATTCCTCAATAAAAGCATTCATACAATTAAATTTTTTCAAATATTTAATTAGTATTATATTAAATGGAAATTTATTTGATTTTATAGTTTTGTAAATATTACTATCTTCTAATAATAACAAATATGCTCGTATATTTAAGTTATGTATTTTATCTACATCAAATAATTCTTTAGTATTAATAAATCTTGACTTAAAATAAAATTCAACTCCTTTATTCAAGAGAAAAACCATCATCTTAATAAATGCTTTTGTATATCTTCTATCTAAGATAACCCAATATTTATCATCTTGATATGATAAAATTGGTATTTTAACCAAATAATTATAATAAATTGTATTTCCTTTAACAATCCAATTAGAATCATTATCAGGTATCATATCAGAAATCATATTATGTTTTTATTGTATATATATATTCTTTTATTAATTGGTTTGTCATTTTTTTATGAAAATTACGACACTTACTTTTTTTACCATACCAATCACATTTACTATTTCTCCACTTTGCTGAATACCTATAAGATTTTCTTTCATTCCCACCTTTATTCTTAAATAAGAAGTGAGTTTCTGTTCCTAACCAATCATGCCAATGAGGATTTTTGATGCGAACTTTATTCGCATCTTTAAACCAATAAAGGTTTCTATTTTTTCGTTTAAGTCTTTTAATTACGATACATTTTTCTTTATATCGTCTCCAATCTCTTCCTCTGTTCATGACATGAAATTATATATAAATATACGATTTATATTTCAAAAAAAAAAATTATTTTTTCAAGACCCCTACGAAAAAAAATCAAATTCATGCAAGATCATGATATATATAATTTATATAATTACTAACTATTCTGCGGAAAACTTAATTATTAATAATTTATATAAATAAAAAAATATAAATTATGGCAAGACCAATTTCAACAAGTATAATAGCAAAAGCTAATAAAGCTGCTATTACAGCAGGTACAAATAATATAATTCCTAGTGGGTCAGGAAATTATACAACAAGAACAAAAAATATAGCTATTGGACAAGGTGCTATTGGTTCAGCAAAACCTGCTGTGTTTCCTGGACCCAATGGTTATACAAAATCATACACAATTACTTTATTAGGTAGAAAGTTTGAATTAGATTATTATCTAAATGATACAACTAAGTTTCATTTAGCTCAAATTGATTTTCATGGTATTTTATTCTATAAATCATTAAAGAATATGAATATTGAATTTCATGTAAAAGAAATAACTGATTTTTTAGACACTATGCTAAAAATGCAAGAAAGAGATACACAATTAGAAAATATTTTAGAAAAAATAAATTAATATGAAACCAAGAAAATCAATAGCATCAAGATATGGTACTAATACAATAACCAATGGTTATTGCCAAACAATAATAACAGGAGCATCAGGATCTAGTACGACAACATTAAGTAGTACATCATCAACAGGAACTACTTATCTTCCTTATACAATTGGTACTTCTACATTTACTTATCAATATCCTAAAGTAAGTATTGAAGTATTGGGTAAAAAATTTGAAATAATAGAAGATACTTTTCAACAATTATATTTAACTCAAATAGATGTTCATGGAATTGCTTTTTATAAATCCTTAAAAAAGAATGGGTTATTAATAAATGATGATGATATAAAAAATTATCTTGATAAATTATTACAGGCTGAGGAACGAGACGATAGAATTGAAGAAATACTGAAAAACTTATAATAAAATTTTTTATATAATTAAAAATTATAATTTACATTTAAAGATTTTATTAAAGATAAATACACTTTGGATTATATGATGGATTTATTTAAATGATAAATATCTGTAAATTACTTACTACCAATATTCAGATAGGTAGGTCTAATAAAAATAGATTAGGGTAGGTCATTAAACAATGACATTACATATCTGAAAATTAATCTTATTTTTTGTCAGGTGAAATACCTAACAAAAAAATTAAAAAATTACTTTTATTTTGAAAATTAATCTTATTTTAGACGGAAATTATTTATTACAGAGAAATGTATTCTCTTTACACAAAAACAACTTGTTATACGGGGCTTTAGAAACAAGTTTAGAAATGTCAGTTAATAACTATAGACAATGGTTCGGTTTCGAAAATGTTTATTTTGTATCTGATTCCAAAGAAAAATCTTGGAGAAAACAACATTATAACGAATATAAAGGAAATCGTAAAAAAGATACCGATATTGACTGGGAATTCGTGTATAATACTTATGACACTTTCAAAGCAAAATTAGCGAATAAAGTAAAAATACTTGAATATTCTCAAGTAGAAGGTGATGATTGGATTTCTTACATTGCTCAAACTGCAAATAAAGAAGGTATTAGTAATTTAATCGTATCAAACGATTATGATATTAAACAATTAATTAAATATGAATTAGATCCATTATGGATTAATATCATGTCTAATGAAGTTTATACTAATCAAAAAATCTTTTTACCTGAAAACTATCAAATCTTTTTAGATAAAGTTAAATCAGCAGCAATAAACAATGATATATTCACATTATCTAATGATGGTGAATTTTTAGGAATGGTTGCTTCTTTCATGGAAAGATATGAAGTTAATGAAGTTAACGCAACAGAATCTTTAGTAATTAAATTAATATCAGGTGATGCAGGTGATAATATATTATCAGTATGGGCACTTGAAAAGAATGGAAAACGTAGAGGTATTGGTGGAGCAGGAGCTAAAAGTTTGTATGATACATATGAATTGGAATTTGGTGATGTGGATATAAATGCGGATGATTTTTTAGATAATATTGCTGATTTAATTTGTGAAAAAAAGAAATTAGTTAGGAGTAATGAGTTTGATAAAATTAAACAAAATTTAGAATTAAATTATAAAATAATAAATCTAAGTTTAGAAAATATTCCACAAGATATAATTAATAAAATAGAAACACAAATAAAATAATATATATGGCTGATGAAAGTCCGATTAAAATTATAGGAGATGCCCTTTTTAAAAATAAAAAAAATTGGTTTAATATTTCTGACGAAACAAAAAGTTTAGCATTTTTTGTTTTTAATCAAAGATTATCTAGATATTTTCCAAAACAAGCTCAATTATTAAATAATAAGAATATAAATAAAGCGTCCGCAATGGACGCTTGGTTTTACCACTTAAAAGATGTTCGATATATTCCTACTTTATGGAATAAAAGTGATGGTAAGAAAAGAGAAAAAGAAGCAATATCTAAAAAAGATAAAGAATTTCTTAGAATAAAATTAGATTTACATGAAGATGATTTAGATTTTTTAATCACTAATCATTTAGATGAGATTTTAGATGAATTAAAATGGTATAAAGACCAACAAAAAAATATGAAATAACATGGAAACAAAATGGTATACTCTAAGAGTACAAACTAATAAGGAAAGAGTAGTTAGTCATAAAATTCAAATAGAAATGAATAGGCAAAATATTTATTGCAATACATTAATTCCTATAGAAAAAGTATTTTATGCAAAAAATGGTAAGCAATTACACAAAGATAAAATGTTATATCCTGGATATTTATTTATTGAAACTAATAATTTAGATGAAATGAGAAATATTATTAGAAATATCTCAGGACATAGTGGATTATTAAAAGATAGACAAGGAGTTTTTTTAACTTTAAAAGATTCTGAAATTAAAAAAATGTCCCAAGACATGGTAGCCGAAAAGGAAAAAGAAAAAATAGATTATTTTATTTTTTCTATCGGTGAGGAAATTAGTATAAAAACTGGCATATTTGCTGAGTTTAAGGGAATGGTTGAAGAAGTTTTTAAGGAAAAACAAAAACTAGTAGTATCAGTCCCTATATTTGGAAAAAGAACTAATATTGATTTAGACTTTGTACAAGTAGAAAAAATTAAAGAATAAAAATGAATTACTTACAATTATTAACTATGGATACTGGTTTATATAAAGTAGACCACTTAACTTTAAATACATTAGTTCATTTAATAAAAACTTGTGACTCATCAGGAGTCACAAGTGATTATGTTAAAAAAATACCATTAGATTTATGGTTTACCGATTTTTGGGATAGATTAGGTTCTAAAATAGATTATATAACAATTTATATAACTACTCGTGTAGTATATAATACTGGTGAAGTTATCGAAACAAAAGCAGGTCATACATATTATGATACTTTAGATGATTATGAATATTATATAAATGGTATAAATGGATATTTATGTCTTTATTCTATAAATAAAATAATTAATTTAGAAACTATGCATGTTTGTTATGAGGTGAGAGATTGTGTAATAACTAATCATAGTATTCAAAGAGATTTTACATTAAATAGGATTCTTAATTAAGAATCCTATTTTTGTATTGAAAATTCATCATTAGAAGTTCCGTCTTCACCTCCATACTCTTTATCAAAATCTAGTGTTAATTTAATAAGATAATCTTCATTGAAATCTTCTACATCAATAGTTTTTGTGATTTCACCAATTAAATCAACAGTATCATCATTTTTATATTTTTTAAATTTGATATAAACTTTTTTGATTTTAGTATCATCAAAATCTTCTTCTTGATTATCATTAATAGCATCTTTTAAGTCAAAGAAAAGAGCTAAATCATAGATAAACTTATCATCAGAATATTTAATTTTAAGATTATCTCTTGTAAAAGAGTATTTAGATATTTCACAAGTAGCTAAAGTTAGACCCATGTCTTTTAATGACATTTGTCCTTTTTTCTTTTTTAGAGATTTTTCTCTTTCTTCAAAAGAATCAACTTTTTCAGTTTCTTCTTCAGTACTAAACATATTTTGTACCTTTTTTTGTAATTTCAATAAGGCATTTGAAATATATTCTTCAGGAGATTCTCCTAAATTTTCTTTGATAAATTCATAAAATTTTTGTATCTTCATAATATATATATTAATTAAACAAACTTAAAAATAAAAAAATAATAAAATTATATGAATATAGTATTTTTTACAGGATCTGGATTATCAGCAGAATCAGGGCTTCAAACTTTTAGAGATGCTGATGGTTATTGGAACAAATATAATGTGGAAGATATAGCTACAATTGAAGGATTTCGCAGAAATCCTGAATTAGTTAATAACTTCTTTAACGAATATAGAACTCTAATAAAAAACTCTCAACCAAATTATGCTCATATCCAAATTGCTAATTTTATAAAAAATAGTAAAAATTCATGTTCTATTATTACACAAAATGTGGATAATTTTTTAGAACGTGCCGGTGTAAAAGATGATGACATTTATCACTTACACGGACAAATAACTATGGCTAAAACTATAAATAGAGGATTTAGTTTTCATATCGGTTATGATAATATCAAAACAACTGATAGAGGGGAAGATGGTAGTGGGATAAGACCTGATATAGTATTTTTCGGAGAAATGCCACATTATTTAGAAGAAGCAGCTGAATTGATTAGCGAATGTGATGTATTGGTAGTTATTGGAACTTCTTTACAAGTTTATCCTGCGGCAGGTTTAATAGATTTATTACAACCAAGAAGTAGAGGTATTGTATTAGATCCAAATTGTGATGAATTGGATTTAGGTTCTAAATGGGATAAGATTGCTAAAAAAGCAACAGAAGGAATTGATGATGTTATTGATTTAATTAATATTTAATTATGAAAAAAGTAATATTATTTTTAAATTATCGGGGAGAACCTTACTATTTTTTCTTTGATAACGATTATTTATATCTAAAATCAACAAAATATGAAGCTGGTTATTATACAATACCATTAAATGAAAATTTTGGAAATCGAGGTCTTTATTATTATTTTACTGAGTTTAATGATAATATTTTTGAGCAATTTAAAAATGCTCAAGAAGTTTCCAAAACTAAATATCTTTTTGATGAATTTAATAATGAATCTAAGTTAGATTTAAATAAATTGTATTTTGAAAATATATATTCAAATATTTTATCTACTTATATTTCGTTAAAGCATTTTGCAAACTTATATAATAGAGAAGAAAGATTAAATCATATTCTTCTTAATATATAAGAATAAAATAACAAATTTATTAATTTTCTATATATTAATATAATTTATTCAAAAACATTTCATGCTTAAAACAATAACATTAAAAAGTACAATAACAAATGATGATTATACAGACTATGTATATTCTACATTTGATATTCAAGACAAACAACAAACAATCACAAAAATTCCAATGGATCTAGATGATTTAGATAAATTTGAATGGTCTATTGGTTTAATAGTAGGTGGTTCAGGTAGTGGTAAATCAACAATCCTAAATTATTTAGGTGGTATGAGAGAAGCTAACTTTGATGAAAATAAACCTTTAATTAGTAATTTTTCATGGTTATCACCAGAAGAAGCTAGTAAAGTTTTAATGTCAATCGGACTTTCATCAATACCTGCTTGGCTAAGACCTTACAACTTATTAAGTAATGGAGAACAATATAGAGCTAAATTAGCTTATTTAATTTCTTCCGCAGCAGAAGATGAAATCATTTTAATTGATGAATATACATCATTTGTTGATAGAGATGTAGCAAAAGCTATGAGTTTTGCCTTACAAAAGTATATTCGTAAATCAGGAAAAAAAATTATTTTAGCAAGTTGCCATTCTGATATAATAGAATGGTTATTACCTGATTGGACTTGTTCACCATTAAAAGGAGGCGGTATCGAAAGAGCTGACTGTCTTCGGCAACGCCCAAGCATTGAGTTACAAGCACATAGAGTCGAATATGATACTTGGGACTTCTTTAAAAAACATCATTACTTAACAGAAGATGTATCTAAATCTTGTAAATTCTTTTTATTTACTTGGAATAATAAACCTGTTGGAATAAATTGTGTAATACCACAACCTTCTGGATACTTCAAAAAAGGAGTTAGAGAAAGTAGAATTGTAGTTCTTCCCGAATATCAAGGTTTAGGATTAGGTACAATTATATCCGAATGGACTGCTTCTATCTATAAAGATAGTGGATATAAGTATTTTACAAAAACAGTTCATCCTGGATTAGGAAATTATAGAAATGCCCATCCTGAAAAATGGAAACCTACATCAAAAAATGGTATTTATCAAAGTGATAAAAACGATAATAGTATGGGAAATTGGGCGATAAAAAGACGAAAGTCTTTTTGTCACGAATATATTGGAAATGGAGTAAGTGGTCAGGAAAGATTACTTTTACCTGTATCAGATTTAAGAAAAGTGTGTGTATAATTCAAGAAGTCTTCTTTTTAATCTATCTGCTTTTTTCTTAAAATAATTATTATAATAATCAATATCTCTTTTTGGGGTAAAAGTTTGATTATTTATATTACTTTTATAAAAAGCAGAATTATCTATTTCATTAGTTAAAGTTTTATAAATAAAAATCAATTTTTGAATAAATAAATTAGGATTCTTTTTTCTTATTTCTTTGAATTTAATTTCATTTTTTTCATAAAAAAATAAAAAATTATTTAATAATCTATTATCATAATTATTAAAGATTATATCCATATTTATATGGTTTAAATATAAATATTTTTGATAACTTGGTGATTGTTTTATTAAATTAATAAATAGTTGTTGATTGATTTTAGTAAAAGATTTTTTATTTAAAAAATCTTTTATATAACCGTATGCTTCATTTACATTTGAATTTATTTCTTCATCAGTAGCTATGTACATTACATAAATAAAATTTTTTATTTGTTCATCTATATTTATAAAGTTTTTTGATTTTAAATAATCTAATTTTTTAACAACATTATTTTTACCCATATTAATTAGTTCATAAGCATGATTCATTTCATGCATAATTAATCCTAAATTAAAATTTTCTTTTAATTTAATAGATATATCCCAATTACCATTATAATTTTTATTACAATCTTTAGTTACTAAACTACCGTTAAATATACCATCATATTTAACTATTTCAATTTTTATTTTGTTTATATTTAATTTTAATGGTATATTATCCTTTATAATATATTTACCTACTGTAGCGGAATTATAATTATTAAAAATATATTCTGATATATTAGAAATATCTTCGTTAATATGCTTTTTTTCTAAAAATAAATAATAATCAAAATCAAAAAAATTTTTAATCATTTAATATATATTATTTTTTTATCTTCTAAATACTTTTTTAATAAGTTTTCTATCAACTTAGACATATTTATTGAATTTTCATTACAATAAATAACAAATTCTTCTGATACTTTTTTATCAATCGTAAAATTTTTTCTTATTTTCTTATCCATTTTTCTTATTTATTTTCTTTTGCCAATGCCCATTTTTTGGTCTATCTACATTATGTTTTATTAAACATAATTGTATTCGTCTAACCGTTATATTTATTAATTTAGAAATTTCTGGGATTGGCATCTTCCAAATTAAAGGTTTTATAGTATTTAATAATTCACTATCATCTTTAAAATAATTTTCAGTTCTTTTCTTCTTTCCCGCTAAAAATTCATTCTCATAAAAATCTTTTAGATCTAATTCTAAATATAGTTGTCTTTTTTCTTCAAAGTTAATAAAACAATCTTTCCCATATAAATATAAACAAACTTTATCATATATTTCTGCTGCTTCTATTTCTGAATTAGCATATTTTATTTTTTTGATAATTTTATTATCAAATTTACATACCCAACTTTTTTTATTTTTACGATAACTAACTCCTTTATATATACTACTTGATTTATTGGTAGGTTTATACTCAGTTCCTAATCTTATATTAGATAAAGAAATTTTTTGTTCTTCCATCATAAACTTATTTTCTCCACATCCTCTTATATTATACCCATAAGGTTTATATGAGTTATATAACTCAGCATAATAACATTCTTTTTCATTTAATAAATCTATATTAGCTATATTATTTTCAAGTATCTCTACTTCAAAATTTTCTAATCCATTTTTATTTACAGAATTTTTTAAAATCTCATTATGAGTATAAACCCACCATTTACCATTTTTATATCTTTCATTAAAAGGATTAATTGATTGCCCTATATAAGATTTGTTGTTTATTTTATTAAATATTCTATATACTATCATATATTTTTATTTTTATATATTAAAAATATACTTATTCGTGTGTATATTTTTTTTGTTTTTTTGATAATTTTTTATTATATTTGTATATAAAATAAAATAAATTAAAAAAATATGGCTATTGGATATTGTTGTATAAGTAATGGTATAAATATAGGTAGAAGACCAAAAGATTTCATAAAAGTTAATAGAGGTATGATTCGTAAAACTTTCTTAGAAAAAGGGTTACCTTACGCATCAGAACTATCTTTATTAAATTTAATTGATTGTTTAGAAGTTCTTAAATACAATGTCAAAAATAAAATTTTTGTTTATCGTCTATCAAGTGATATGATACCTTGGTTTAGTGAATTTAACTTAGAAGAATTACCTGACTATACTAAGATATGTAGTTTACTTAAAAAAATAGGAGATTATGCTAAAACTAATACCATTAGGCTATCGGCCCACCCAGGCCCTTATACAGTTTTGGCAAGTGAAACAGAATCAGTTGTTGAAAAATCAATTGATGATTTGAACAAACATTCTCAAATGATGGATTTGATGGGATTGGATGCTACTAGGTATTATCCAATTAATATACATATAAATACTACTCAACCTACGAGAGAAGAAGCTGCTGAAAGATTTACGGAAAACTTTTTTCTATTAGACGAAAATACTAGAAAAAGATTGACTATTGAAAATGATGATAAATTATCTCAATATTCAGTTAAAATGTTATATGAGTTTATCTATAAACAGATAAAAGTCCCAATTTGTTTTGACCAACATCACTATAAATATGGTCCACAAGACCAAACTATGGAAGAAGCTCTTAAATTAGCTTATTCAACATGGGGAAGTATTAAACCTCTAACACATATGTCTTCTTCAAGAAGAATTGAAGATGTTTCTTCAAAAGAAACTGCTCATGCTGATTTTTTGTATGAAAAAATTGAAACTTTCGGATTAGATTTTGATACAGATTTAGAATGTAAAGAAAAAGATATTGCTTTATTTAAGTATAGAAAAGATTATGGAGTATTATAAAATACAGAATTTTTATTCTTGGTTTGAGGATGATAAATTTTATATTAATAACACAATCATAAGAGAAACTAGTTTGTGGGAAACAAAAAACTATGTTATAGGATCTATAACTAATACTAGTATTTTTAGATATAAAGAATGGATTATGTTAAAAGATACTGATAAAATTATTGATGTAGATGTTAATCAAATGAATAATATTATAAAATGTAAACAAAGAGAATTAAAACTAAATAAGATATTAGATGATTTATAAATATGGAAGAGATTTTTTTTGGTTTGAGGATACATATATAGTATCTTCTCATAATGGTAGTCCTAAATTAGAATATTATTCTTTAATAGAATTTAGTAAAATTAGTGATTATGAATTTATTAAAGAAAAGCAAGGTATAGACTTTAGTAATTATTATGATATTTTTACTCATGAAGAATTTAATGAGATACTTGTTCAAAAAAGAAGGGAATTAAAAATTTCTTTGATATTAGAAGATATATAATATATAAATAAAAAAAATTATTTATGCCATATTATGTTGTTTCAAATAATAAGATAATAACTGACTTAGCAAGAAGTTCAGTATTTAGAACCGATTTAGGATATTCTGCTACATTACCAAATCCTAACGGTATGAGAAAAATTAATGGTAATGATGAGTTCGCTGCCTCATATAATACATTTTACAAAACTACTATATCTAAAAAAGGTAGAATAGGTGATATTCATTTTTATATAGATGGCGGCATCAATGAAAATGTTTTAGCATTTTATAAAAACTATGAAGAATTTATTTACGAGTATAATCCAAATTATATTAAAGATTTTGGTATAGATGCTTATGTAGGTCATTTACTTAAGAAAGTAGATCAAGATTATTCTATTAGAACTAAAAAAGATATACCTGTTCAAGAGGAAGTTGTGGTTAAACCACAAGGTAATGCGGATATTTTAGTAAAAAATCCTGGAGCAGTTACTTATGCTGATTTGGCAAAATATTTAGAAGAAAAGAGAAAAAAAAGTATAGAATAATTTATTCTATACTTTTTTCAAATTTCATTTTACCACAATCATATATTTTATTAATATTTAGATTTTCCATAATTTGAGATTCTGTTAAATTCAATATATCATACCCCATTTTACCTAATTTGCTTTTATTAAAGTTTTGTTTATTAATCCTAACACCATTAACAATATATTTATAATCAGGTTTAGATTCATTAATTAATTTAAATCCTAATTTAAAATAAAGATTTCCTGATGACCAATCTTTATCAGCATAACTTATTATTCTTGAAGGATTATTAATTTTAATAAAGTGATTTAATAATTTAGAAGCACCTCCAATTATTTGATGATTTAATAAATTACAGAATCTACTTAAATTCCACTCATTTTCAGACATATTTAATCTTCCTTCTTTTTTATCAAAACACATTAAACTAACTAAAGTATTATCATAATAAAGTCCATAAACTAATTTAACAGGAACATAACCTTGAATGTGATTTGAATTTAAAAAATCACGATATTCATTTGTATTAACTTCTTTTATTTGACATTTACGACCATATATTTTAGTTTTAGTTTTACCTATCCAATTTGATATTTGAGATTTAATTATGTCTAAATTATTATCAAAATCATCTTCATAAATATATTTAATATCTATATTTTTTGATTTAAACCAATTTAATTTATCAACATGATAATTAGATTCTCTAAATTTATTAGAATGCCAATATAATCCATTAAATTCTATACCTAGTTTTAATTCAGGTAAATAAATATCAATTTCTATACTATCACGATATCCTGAAATAATCTCTCCATTATAAATTGATTTAATATATTCTAAAAGTATTTTTTCTTTTATACTTTTTTGATCCCCAATTGGGTAACAAATCGTACAAAGTGGTAAATTATATGACAACCTATCATGAAAATTATCTGAATGTATTTCAAATTCATGATCTTTATCACTATCACATTTAAATAAAGATCTTTTATTTTCAGTATATTTTATATAATTTGGATGTTGACCTATTATAGTATTTAATTTACTGATTTCTGATTTTTTATAATTATCTACATCATATTTTTTTAAATTTGTTTTTTTAGATTTATCTTTAATATTTTGATTTTGCGTGGCATATTCTACACCATATTTTTTTAAATTTGTTTGTTTAACTTTTTCTATAAATCCATCTATCTGTGAAGAATATTCAACATCATATTTTTTTATTTTTGTTTGTTTAGATTTTTCTTTTATCTCTATATTTTGTAATCCATATTCACATCCGTATCTTTCTAAATTTGTTTGTTTAACTTTTTCTTTAAAATTAGTTGCTTGTGAAGCATATTCACACCCATATCTTTCCAAATTTGTTTGTTTAACTTTTTCTTTTACTTCACTATTTTGTATAGCACTTTCTGTTCCAAATTTTTTCAAATTTGTTTGTTTAACTTTTTCTTTATATTCATCAGTTTTAGAATAGTTTTCAACTCCATATTTTTCTAAATTAGTTTGTTTAATTTTTTCTTTTATACTATCATTTTGAAAAACATTCTCAGTTCCAAATTTTTCCAAATTAGTTTTCTTAGCTTTAATGCTTCCACATTTAGAACTACAAGAAAATAAATTTTCTTGATTTGAAGTATTCATATTATAATATTTATAAGTAACTTCTTTTTCTTTTCCACAAAAATCACATTTAACTAAAATATATTTTTTAGATGATAATGATAAATCTTCGATTTTTAAATCATAAAACCCATCAATACTAGCTACATAACCAATTTTTCTATATCTATCAGTTAATTTTAATCGTAAAAACTTAGTAATAATCATAATATATTATATATTATTATTAATAATTGTTTAATATTAATAATAACTTTTTCACTTATAAAATATATAAAATATAATAACAAGATAATTTATGAAACATCTAAAAAAATTTACAAAAAAACCAAAGTCAGAATCATGGATTAATATAATTCAATTTACTAACTACTTAAGAAAAAAAAGATTTAAACCAAAAAAAGATTATTTTAATTTAAGAGTTTTAATTAAAGGGGATGGAGATAAATTAGATAGAACATTTGATATTGAAGTTCAAGATATTCTATTAGATAGAAAAGATTTTGACACATATTATGAATATATTGAAATGGTAAAATATTACCAAACACATGAAACTTCTGTCGAAGGTTGGAATTATAATGAAGAGGAGACTGAATGGAGAGAAATATTTTTTTCAGATATAATAGATGTATTGGATGATTTGAATAAATGACATTATGGCGGAATTAACAATGGATGATTGGTTAGACAATTATTTTGGGGAAGAATATTACGGATTTTTAGATTTCTATTGGAGTTTTATATTAAATAATGAACATAAATATTTAAGTATAAAAGACATTCAAGCTATATATGTGAGTAAATTACGTGAAGAAAAAATAAATGAATTATTAAATGGGTAGACCTAATAAAGAATTAGAACATTATTATAATGATATTCTAAAAATGGTAGAAAATAAAGATTTCTCGGATATTTTAGATGAATGTGATAAACATAATATGGGTGTAGATGAAATCTATATTATTTATAAAAATTGGTTAAGAGATAAAAAAATAAATAAAATTTTAGAAAATATTTAAATGAAAGAAGAATTAATAAAAAGTAAATTAGATTTTTTGTATAAAGATGCTTATAAAAGAAAAAAAAGTTGTATAAAAGATGTTGCATATAATATGTCTTATTCTGGCAAACCTATTACAGATGATCTTTCTAGGCTTAGATATACAAAATATACTGAGGAAATATTAAAAGAGTTTATGTTAAATGAAAATGTTGATTTTGTATTAAAAAAATTACAAGAATTAAATATAGAGTTTGAAAAGCTCTCAGATAAATGTTATAATAATTTATTTGAGAATCTAGATAATAATCTAGAATTAAAAAAAATAAATTATTATATTAGAGTTTTTGAAAATTTATTAAAAATTTTTAATTTAGAAAATGCTTATATACATTTAACTAAAATAGAATTCTCAGAAGAAGAAATAATGGCTTGTAATAGAGATGAAAATATCAATAAAATATTAATATAATTTTTGGCATACTTTTTGATAAACTTAAATAAATTTTTTTATATGAATAATAATTATTATATTTGTATAAATTAAATAAAAAATAAAAATAAGTAAAAAGTATGAGTACAAAAAAAATTGTAGGTTTGGATCTTGGTTCGTATAATTCAGCCATTTCCATTTATGAAGGGAACGAAATCAAAATTATTCCTAATGCAGAAGGTGGTATGACTACTCCTTCTTATGTAGCATTTACCAAAGATGGTATTAAAGTAGGCGAAGCGGCTAAAAGACAAGCAGCTGTTAATCCGGAAAAAACTATTTTTAACATTAAGCGTTTAATGGGTAAGACTTACGAACAAGTTAAACACTTAAAAAGACCATACAAAATAGTAGATAACGGAGGAAAAGCCGCAGTTCAGATAGACGACAGAATCTATACTCCCGAAGAAATTTCCGCAATGATTATTCAAAAAATGAAAAAATCAGCAGAAGATTTCTTAGGACAAGAAGTAAGTAGAGTAGTAATTACAGTACCTGCTCACTTTAATAGTGATGAAAGAGATTCAACAAGAATCGCTGGTGAAATCGCTGGTCTAACAGTAGAACGTGTAATCGCTGAACCTACATCTGCTATTCTAAATGTAGATGCACAATCTGAAAAGAAATACATGGTTGTGGATTTTGGTGGTTGTACATTAGATGTATCTGTTGTAGACGTGGCTGATGGTGTATTTGAAATCAAATCAACTGATGGTGATTTAGATTTAGGTGGGTCTTTAATTGATGAAAAAATTGTTAATTGGTTAGCTGATGAGTTCCAAAAAGATGAAGCAACTGATTTAAGAAAAGATCCTATGGCATATTCAAGATTATATGAAGCTGCTGAAAAATGTAAAATAGAACTATCAAGTTCTGCTATTGCTGATATTAACTTACCTTATATCACAGCAATTGATAGTGTTCCTAAACACTTAGTTAAACAATTAAGTCGTTCTAAATTGGATCAAATGATTGAACCAATTGTAGAAAGAGTAATTGAAAAAGCAAAAAGTTCATTAAAATCATCTGGATTACAACTTGCAGATATTAATGACATTCTTTTAGTTGGTGGTTCAACTCGTGTTCCATTAGTTCAAGAAAGATTAGAAGCGGTTTTCAACAAAAAACCAAATAAATCATTAAACCCTGATACTTGTGTATCAACAGGTGCTACTAAACAAGGTGGTGTTCTTTCAGGTCAAGTGAATGATATTCTATTATTAGATGTTATTCCATTATCAATTGGTATTGAAACTATGGGTGGTGTATTTACTAAATTAATTGAAGCAAATACTACAATTCCTACAAGAAAATCAGAAACTTTTAGTACAGCATCTGATTCTCAAACATCAGTAGATATTCATATATTACAAGGTGAAAGAGCTATGTCAAAAGATAATAAGAGTTTGGGTAGATTTGTGATGGAAGGTGTTGAATTAGCTCCTCGTGGTGTGCCTAAAATATCAGTAAGTATAGATGTAGATTCTAACGGTATTATTTCAGTAAGTGCTAAAGATGAAAAAACTGGTAAACAAAATTCAATAAGAATTGAAGGTGGTGGTTCTTTATCTAAAGAAGATATTGAAAGAATGAAACAAGAAGCTACTGATAATGCTGAAAAGGATAAGAAAGAATTAGAGAATATTAATAAGTTAAATTCAGCTGATTCTTTAATTTTCCAAACTGAAAAATTCATTAAAGAATCAGAAGATAAATTGACTGATGAAGACAAAACTGAATTAAATGAAAAAATAGCTGAGTTAAAAACTTTACATAAAGAGAAAAATGTAGATGCTTTAGATAAAGCTACTGAATCATTAAATGAAACTTGGACTAAGATAAGTACAAAATTATATAGCCAAATGAATGAAAATTCAGCAGATGCTACAACAGAAACTCCAACAGATGATTCTTCTACTGAAGACATACCATTTGAAGAAGTGAAATAAGAATACTTAAAAATTAAAAACCCCCACATTTTTTGTGGGGGTTTTTTTATATATAGGTATATGAAACATATACTTAAATATAAATTATTTGAAGATCTCTATACTGAATTTTTAACAGAAGAAGAAGTGAAAAATTTTTTTAGTAATCATTTAAATAGTGATAGATTAGAAAATTTTATGAATGAATATAATTATCCATTTTTTCCAATTATCCCTAATATAGGATATAATCATGATATTGATAAATGTGAATATATATTAACTTATAAATTTATTAAAAACAATACAGAAACTATAATTAATTATACAATAGATTATAAACTTAGTGCAAGTATAATTTATACAATGTCTATACAAGTAAATCATACTAATGATTACGATATATATAGATTAATTGATAAAGATACAAAGGGAGTTTTATATAAAACTACTAATATATTTTCACCAAATATAGGAAAAGATAAATTACTAAATCAAATGGAGTTTGAAAAAACGAGACTTAAATTTTTTAGACCTCAATTAAGAAATACTGATGAAGGTAGTATAGATTTTATAAATATTAAAACATTTTTAATTGATTTAAAACTAATAAAAATATTAGAAAAATATAAATCTAATTTATCTCCATTAGATACAAAAATAAATATTAATGATAGAGAATATTACAATTTGATAAACAATATAGATTTAACAAATTTTCGAATCCAAAAAAGAAATAATGATTTGATATATTTTGATTATTGTGATGTTTATGATTTTTTAAGTAAAATGAGTTCTTCAAATGAAACTCATACAGAATTACATAAACAATTTATGATTCATGAGCAATATTTATATAAAATAGTTAAATTATATAAATTAATTAAAAAAGAAGTAGAAGATGAATTTAATAACTAAATATAAATTATTTGAAAATCAAAATACAATGATTCTTACGGAAGATATTATTAAATCTATTTTGGAGAAAGAACTTTTTACTCCAGAAGTTATTGAATATTTTGATTATAATTATTATCCTTTTTATCCATTATCTTCTAAATATGATTATTCTTATGATAAAAAAGATGATAAACATTTATTACATTATGAATTTGAAAATACTAATTTAGGTGTAATAACCACTATAAATTTTAATATTCGTGATTTTTCTAGTAAAATGCCTTATTTTAAAGTTTATTTATATATAAATGTGGAGTTTAAAGAAGATAAAAATCTATTAAAAACTTCATCCGTAATATATCATTCTAATAGCATATATAATGCTTATGGAGGAGATGATATATTTAAGTCAACAAAAATAGGTAAAATTTATAAAGATAAACAAGATAAAACTCTTATTACTCAAATAAAACAAAGTTTAAAGGAAAAAATTAAAGAAAATGTTTTTAAATATGGTCCAGAACATCTTAGTATTAAAGAAATAGTTATTTGTAATGAGTTTATCAAAAAAATTGAAGAATTTTCAAAAACTATGTATATACAAGATGTAACTGAATTAAATTATTATCCTAATAAAAAAGATTATAAATTAATTGGATGGGATGATAATGTTTTAAAAACTTCTAATCCTTGGTCTTATGCTTATGGAAATAATATAAAATTATACTTTTCAAAATTTAATAGAACTTTTATAGTTCATGAACAATATATTTATAAGTTGAAAAAAATCTATGATAGGATAAAAAAAGAAGTTGATAATGAATTTAATAACTAAATATAAATTATTTGAAAGTAGAGAAGTAAATAAAGAGAGCATTGAAGAATTAGCAAAAATATATCTACTTAATAAAGATTTTTATGATTATTTTAAGTCAAATGGAGTTGAATTAAATTTTACTACAGATATAGCACTTAAAACTCCTACTAATGAATTTTGGTTAAAAATTACTTATCAAGGAGATAAAGATTCAAGATTAACAATAAATATGTCTAAATTTAATGCGATGAATTTATTTGAAAATCTCTTAAATTTTAATATATTATATAATGGATATACATTATATCAAAGTTTTATTCAAGTAGAATTTACTAAAAATAATTTTGATATTTATGATAATATAAAAGATTTCTTTATTAATTCACATAGAGAAATTTTATCAACCCCTTTTATAGGAACAAAAAAGGATGTTGATAATTTAGAACAATTAATGATGTTACTTTATGATACTAAAAAATATCCTGTTTATTTAAGTAAAGATGGGGTACAAAAAGTTAGAGAAATATCTGATAATCCAAATTATACAAATGATCTTCCTGATGAATTAAAATTTTTAAAAAATATAAAATACTTAACTTGTTATTATAGTGATAAAGAGAGTACAATATTTTTATATGCTAAGTTTGATCATGGAACTGAATTAATCCAAATACACGAACAATATGCCAATAATGTATATAAAATGTATAAAAAAATAGCTAATAAGTAATGAAATATATTAAAACATATAATGAAAGTAGAGAGGAATTAACTTCTGAGGAAGGTAAAGAATTTTTAGATATAGTTAGACAGAAATTACCAGAAAAAGTTAATAGATATATGTCTTTAATTGTAAATAAAGGTCTAGATGCTTCTAAAAAAGATTTTGAATTAAATGATCCTGATGAAGTTAAAAGAAAAAAGAAAATTGAGGATAGAATTTTCTTACAAAAGAAGAAAAAAAATAAACTAACAGATTATGAATTTGATATATTAATAGATAAATATATAAAAACAGAAGATTGGAAAGAATGGATAAAAAAATGTGGATACCCTGATATTGGTAATTTTCCTATATTTAAGTCAAAAATAAGCCTCAAAAAAGATGAATATGAAATAGAGTATAAAAATAATGATCAATTTTTTTCATTTTTAAAATTTAAAATTTTAAAATTCAACGATAAGATTGAAATTAATTGTAATTACTCAGTTAAGTTATATCAATATTCAAATTATCAATGTTATTTCTTAACATTTAATTTAGAAAAAGAATATGATAGTATCAATTTAGAAGAATCAATTATTATTTTTTTAGAAAAATTTAAAGAAGAAGTTTATGAAAAAAATGGTTTAACAAAAATAGATGTAGAAGATATTAAAAATTTCGAAATTAAATTAAAAAATGAATCTTATATAACTTCTATGTCTAGTAGTGAATTTTTAGATATATTCAAATTAAAATTTAATAATATTTTAACTTTTCAAAAAGAATTTTCATTTTTAATGAAAATCCCACTTAGTAGTGTTTACTATGATGGAAATTATATTTATATCCGTATTTTAGAAAACAATGTTTTTAAATTTCATGAACAATATGCCCATAAA